CGAATTGTGAGGCACTATGCACAGGAAAAGATTACCTTGGAGATGGCCCGCACCATGTTGTCCGCTGGATTTGGCTTAACCCCCGAAGAAGTCAACACCCTGCTCGGAGTTCAGGAGCAGAAGTTCAGCAACCCGACCGAACCGTGGTGGGGCGAGGAAGACGATGAGAGCGACCTTGGATGGGGCGATGAGGAATACAAGGTACTGGAGGTCGTTGCAAGCAAATTCGGCAGCAATGCGGAGGAGTATGTTGTCATGCATAGCAAGCCAATGCGGTTTGACTCCGATTTAGACGACCAAGTGCGTCAAGCCTTCGCAGAACTTGGCGAGGAAGAGAAAGAACTGGATTCAAAGATTGTAGCCTACCGCAAGAAGAATCGTGACGCATCCGTGGAAGAAATGGCCAAGGAGTTCGGGGTTAGCAAGGCGAAAATCGCAAAGCGGATTGCGTACCTTATGACCAAAGACCGCTACCCCATTGCAAGGGCGGCCGACCAAATCGTTGAGAAAAACCTGCCCAAAGGTGTGAAGGAAGTGGCCGAACCTGTACTGGAAGTCCGCTACAAATACGCATGGGCCGCAGGGTTTAGCGATAAGGACAAGCGCACAAGCCGTGAATTTTGCAAAGTCATGATGGACCTCGCTGACCAAGGCAAGGTTTACACCCGTGACGACATCAACGGTATTTCCAGCATCATGGGCTACTCCGTTTGGAATCGCAGAGGCGGCTGGTACCACACCGCCAGCGGAGTGAATCGCCCTCAATGCAGGCACGTATGGGAGCAGCAAATCGTCATCCGCAAGGGCAATAAAATCACAAAAGCATGAAGGCACTATTCATAAGCGAGCAAACGCTCTTGGACAATAGCGTAATCAACGAGAACGTATCGTTCACGCAGATACGGCCTACCATCGTGAAGGTGCAGGAGATGAGGATCCAACCAATAGTCGGATCGGCCCTGTACTCGGAAATGGTGAGCCAAGTGGTCAGCGGTACGACTACGGCACTCAACACCACGCTCTTGGAGGACTACATCCAACCAGCAATGGTGCAATGGCTTTACTACGAGTTACCCATGGTGCTTGCCTTCAAGTACATGAACAAAGGCATGGTTCGCCGTACCAGCGAGGAATCTTCGCAGATGAGCATGGACGAGATTACAAGGCTCACGGATAAAGTCAAGAACGATGCGGAATGGTACTCGGAGAGAATTACCCGCTACCTGATGGAGAACCGCACCGACTACCCCCTGTTCAACTCCCCTCCTTCGGCTTTGGACACGATATACCCGAACGGCACGAATTACAATACAGGCATGGCCTTGGATGCAAGAACCCTGCGCCGTGGTGCTGGATTGGACCGCCCTTGGCCTTACGGCTACGACCCTTACTGCAATAACTGCTAACTATGGGCGCACACGCAAAAAACATTTTGAAACTCCAAAAATATGTCTTGGATAAAAATCAAGCAAGCACTCCTGAACCTTGCAAACAGTCACCCGCAGGTGAACTCCTTCGGGACGGGCGACCCGCTTGCAATCGGAACGGACAACACCATCAACCTGCGAACCCCAAGCCGTGAGCGAATCGTCTATCCGTTGGTGTTTGCGGATGTGCAGTCAGCGACTACGGACTTGGGTTCTTTGGCTCTTGTGGTCGGTGTCTATTTCAGCGACAGGGTGGAATCCATTGCCCCGATGGGTGGCGTGGTTTCGGGCAGCCCGACGCTGGGTTGGCAGGACAATGAGGATGAGGTTTTGAGCGACCAACTGCAAATCGCTCAGGACTTCATTTCAGCCCTTACAAACGACCCAACGCAAGAATGGACGCTAAGTACCTCCGTGTCATTAACGAGGTTTGTAGAGAGCCGTGACGACCGCACGGCGGGGTGGCAGGCTACGCTCCAGTTTCAGATACCGTACTCGCACTCCGTTTGTGAAATTCCGACTTAAAATACATTTACAGTAAACAACCCAAGCAATGCCTACTCCAATTCTACAACAAATGCTCGGCCAAGGTGGTTCGATGCAATTCATTGACGCAGCCGTTAGCGGTGCAAACTTCGACTTCATCGTGGTCAACGCTGCTGCAACCTTCACGACCTTGACGGGTACAGGTGGCGAGAACCTGCTGACTGCCTACCTATTGAGCGGCAAATCCGTTTCAGCTGGCATCGTCATCAGCGGCAGGAACGGCGGCAAGATTACGGCCGTTACTCCATCCGTGGGAAGCGTCATCGGTTACACCTTCCTGTAATGCTAATCGGCTACGGCTACGGCTACCCGACCAATATGCTCCAAGGCGGAGTTGCTGCTGGGCTATGGGCAGCGTTCAACGCAAGGGCGACTGCTGATGGTGCGACTGCTGCCGAGGCTGCCGTTGATGGTTGCCTGTTCAACCGCTTTGCTGCAATCTACAACTTCTAACAATGCCGACACCATCGCTGATAATAGTGCCTGCTCGGTTTAAGACAGGCAAGCTGTACACACCTTTGGCGACCACATCGGGAGGCACGGTGCTGGGTGCATCGGGCGACTTCAATGTCACTCGTGCGACTACGGCAACAAGGGTGAATGCGAGTGGGTTGATTGAGGTTGTCGCTTCGGGGATTCCGAGGTTGGACTACTACACCAGCGGAGGAACGGCTGGCTGCCCTGCGTTGCTCGTTGAGCCGAGTGGGTCGAACTCCGCTTTGCAGAGTCAGGACTTTACGACAACTTGGTCGCCCACTAATGTAACGGTTTCGGCAAATGTTACAGGAACCACCGACCCTTTTGGCACAAATCTTGCGGACTTATTGACCGCAACTGCAAGCGGTTCAGCGAGAGTCGTTCAGACCTTTAGTTTTGTGAGCGGTACAACCTACACCTATTCTTGCTTTGCAAAAGCGGGTAGCGGGTTCTTTGGGATGACGATGGAGAACGGAGGCGTTGCAAGTGGCGTTGCAGTTATTTGGAATCTTTCAACTGGGGCATTTTCGGTAAGTGGAAGCGTTGGAAGCGGTTACACCTTGCAAGCGCATAATATAGAAAATTACGGCAATGGATGGTATCGCTGCTCCATGCGTGTTTTGCTTGGCTCAACGGTTGCAGGCAACATACGAGTAAATACGAGCAACGGAACAATGAGTAGTGCTATTGTTCAATCGGACAATGGAAATACCGTCAATGTCTTTGGAGCGCAAATAGAAACAGGCTCCGTCGCCACCTCCTACATCCCAACAACAACTACAAGCGCAACACGCAACGCAGACGTGATAAACCTATCAGGCGCAGTCAGCGGATGTATCGGGCAGACGGAGGGGACGATTTATGCGGAGTTTGAGATACGAAGCGACACAACAACGAGAAGGCTTTTTGCTCTGAGCGATGGGACTCAAGCAAATAGGGTTTTTCTTTATTATACGAGTAATGCATTAAGGGCTCAAATTCAAGGAACCAGTATATCTCTTGGCGACCCTGCTGCTGGTTATCATAAAGTCGCCTTTGCGTATCAGCAAAGCGGTGTCAGCGGTACTTTATTCGCAAGTTTAGATGGAGGCGCAGTAGTATCAGGGACAAGTGCTGCTTTCCCTGCATCTTTGACCGACATAAACATCGGAAAAATCGAGACAACCGCAACATCTAGTTCTTTTTGGAATGCCCGCATCCGTGCCGTTGCTCTCTACACGACAAGGCTCACAAACGATCAACTCCAAGCCCTTACAACCTAATGGCTACCTTTCGCAAGTACGCATTCCCAAGCCAAGCCACCGCAGACAAGGTGCTGCAAGAATCCCTGCAACCCTTGGACAACGCCGTGCCGCTTGGTGAACTTGACGGCCTCGTATGCTATGACATCCTATTCAACGACACACCCCCTGCGGCGTTCACGCCATACATCGTTTGGCCCAAGCCCTGCGGTGTGCATTCTTTCCTCGGTTGGGATGCGCAATACGCCGCCGACTACCAAGAATTTGCAACACCTTCAACCCTGTAACATCTACCATTATGCGACTATTCCGCAAGCGTAACCCCGAGCAACCCAACCTTATGCAATCAGCAGTCATCGCTCTCCTTCGCCATCTACTTACCTTCATCGGTGGCACTCTCGTAGCCAAAGGCATCCTTGATTCCGCAGCACTTACCGAAATCATCGGGGCAATCATTACGCTGGTGTCAACAGGATGGATGCTGGTGACCAAGTACAACAAGCCTACCGAAGTTCCCAAGGCGTGAACTTAATCGAAACCACCATCATCGGCACGGTCAGCGCAATCGTTGGCGGTGCAGTCGCTTGGCTGACAAAGGGCAAGTTCACGGCGGATAGCCTCCAAGTGAAGCAAGCCCAAGCGGTGCTGGCGATGTGGCAGCAGACCGCCGAGGCCCAGCAGAAAGAATTGGCGCAACTAAGGAATGAAATCGTAAGTTTGCGGGAGCGGATAGAGTGTTTGGAGAACACAATCCAAGTGCTTGAGGCCGAGAATGCAACCCTACGAAATGCCTGATGCTGCTACCACTAACCAAGCACCAACGCAACATCCACGAAGTCACCTGCCAATCGGGGCAGGAGTTTCTTCTTATCAGCGACCTGCATTGGGATAACCCTCACTGCGATAGGGGTCTGCTGACCAACCATCTCAAAGAGGCACAACGCCGCAATGCAGGGGTCATCGTAAACGGTGACTTTTTTTGTTTGATGCAAGGCAAAGGCGACCCACGGCGGAGCAAGGAGGACATCCGAGAGGAACACAACAACGCACGCTATTTGGATTCCATTGTGAACACCGCCGTGGAATGGTTTGCGCCTTACGCCAAGAACCTGCTCCTGCTTGGATATGGAAACCACGAAACCTCCATAATACACCACCAAGAAACCGACATTTTGCAACGCTTCGCAAGCACCCTGAACTACGCCACAGGGTCAGCAGTCGAAGTTGGCGGCTACGGCGGCACGCTGGACATCAGGGTAAACCACGACCCTCTGCGGTCCAAGAACTTCGTCGTGCATTACTACCACGGCGCAGGAGGCGGAGGCCCAGTCACCAAGGGTGTGATTCAAGACCAGCGGATGCTCGCAAGCACCGAAGGCTATGACTTGACTTGGATGGGCCATGTCCATGAACTATACTACCACCAAAATATCATCCACCGCTATGACCGCGCGACCAAGACCCTCATTCAAAAGCCTGTTCACCAACTGCGTACTGCGACGTATAAGGAGGAATGGGATGGCGGGTACATGGGCTTTCACACTGAACGAGGCCGAGGCCCGAAGCCTCTGGGAGGCTATTGGATGAAACTCGAAACGAGCAGGAACTCAAGCAAGGACAACAACGGCCCTGAGGTGCAAGTCCACGCAACCTTCACCCCTGCGGATAGGTTGTACTGACCTGTACGAAGAAATCGTACAACTGTCCAGTTTTTACTAAAATAAATTGGACATTCGGGGAATCAATTCTCCATTATACCCCCCAAAAGAGAGATTATTTCCCATAAGTAGCGGATTCCGCTACCTTTCGCAAAGGATTAATTTGCATGAATTTTGCCGAATTATCCCTGCAAACCCCTCGAAATCGATGGGCTTTGCATGACAAACCATGCATTAAGGCCGTTAATTGCCATTAATGGTGGGTTTATCATTCTTTGCCCCTGCAGTTATGTAGAGATAGCCGTACTCTTTTTCTGCGCTGAATCGAGGGCAGTCCTTGGTCACCCCTGCGAAATCCCGATGGCCGCAGATGCGAGCCTTGGGGTACTTCTGAAGCCAACCGAGCAACACCGCCGCAATCGCTTGCCTCTGCTGGATAGAACGGTCATCCTCGTCCTTGCCGCCGATATAGCTGACGTGCAGGCTTGTTGTGTTGTGGCCCTGCACGCCGTTGGTAATGGCGGAATCGGGTGCCAGTTGTACGATATTTCCGTTCGACTCAATTATCTTATGATACCCTACGGACTTCCAGCCAAGGGCTTCCTTCCAATATCTACGGATGGATGCGATGGTGGTATTCTTCGGGGTGGCCGTGCAATGCACAACAAGGTGGGTGATGGTTCTCATTCTTCGGGGTTAAGGAGGGGATAGTAGTCAATCGTGTGGGGGTCATCGTTGGGCAGTCCTGACGCATGGACTTCCTTGACGTTGTGCCATTGGGTCATCTTCGGGTCGTAGCCCAGCAGTTCGCAAGCCCTGCGATACTCGCACAGGGCCACGTTGTTCTGCTCCAATTCTAGGTTGGATATGGATATCATCAGCCGCTCTAAGGCATTCGTGAGGGCTTTTGCGGGTCGAGTGGAGTGGTAGGTCATGGCGCAAAATTAACGCTATTTATGCCGAAAATTGGGAATGATTGGGAATTGGGGAATAGGCCCATAAAAAAAAATAAAAAAAATTTGACGCAAGAGGTCGCAAAAAGGAAAACGGTTGTATCTTTGACCTACAAACCAACCACTAAACCTAAAAACCATGAACAACCAAGCCACCGAAATCTTCCGCATCAACGACAAGCAATGGGATTATGCTGACTACCGCCTAAGCGTTATCGCAGTTTTTGGCTACATGTTTGCTAATAAACTCAAGCAAGTAGGTGAAACCCTAAGCATTGAAAACGGAGTAAAAGTTTGGACAATTGATGTAGCACCTCAATCAGCCAACTAACTCAACCGAGGGGTGCGACTCGCCAACGCACATTTTTAATCTCCTAAACCCCAAAACCATGAACAACCAAACCAAAGCCAAACTCGAAGCAGCCCTTGTTACGGGCTACATCATGCTCACGACCTGCCTCGGCATCATCGTATTCGGCAGATTCATCTTCGCACTCCTAACCAACTAAACCCCAAAACCATGCACAAGTTCAAAACCACCAACATCAAAGGCAAGGATTACGTCGAAGTAAACCAACGCCTCCTCTACTTCCGCTCCGAACAAGCCTACACAGGTTGGAGCATCGAATCGGAACTCGTTGACCTGCAACCCGACCGTTGCTGCATTCGTGCCGTAATCCGTGACGCAGAAGGCCGCATCCGAGCAACAGGCCATGCCCATGAGGACCGCACCTCGTCCATGATAAACAAAACGTCCTACGTCGAGAACTGCGAAACCTCTGCCTTCGGTCGCTGCTTAGCCGCTCTTGGAATTGGAATTGAAACGAGCATCGCAAGTGCCAACGAGGTGCAGATGGCTATTGCCCAGCAGGCCAATCTTGACGACCTCACCGACCGCCTTGGCTTGGTTTCGACTTACTCCGACCTTGACATGGCAACGCTCAAGGCTGACTTCATTAAGTTGGTCGAGCAACTCCCCGAAGACCAGCGGTTCAAGTACTCCGACCATAAGGGCATGACCCCAGCTCGTTACGAGAAAGGCATCAAATTCCTCCAAGACCAAATCGCTAAACTCAAGAAGCCATGACACTACTCGAAAAATGCAATGCCGATGTATTCAAGGCAATCATCGACATTAAAGCCGAGCATCCCGAAATGGGGCAAGCCATCATCAATCTACTCCAAAAACACGAGTACTGGTGGCAGATGAGCGGCAACGAAATCCTCTCCCTCGCCATGCCCATGCGTGACATTTGGGATAGGAAAATATTCACCTTCCACCTTCTTTTTGAATCACAAGAAAAAACCGTAATGCCATGAACCAAGAACTCGTTTCAATCCCCAAGTCGGATATCAGCAAGGCTGACATCTCCGCAATCGCCACTGGCCTCATCCTTCGCATTGAAGAAGGAGAGGTCAACCCAGTCGCCGCTCACGTTCGCCTCAAAGCCATCATCAAGGCACTTGAGCAAGTCCTACGGTCAACCGAGCAAATCGTGTGGGATGAGGCCGAATTGAACGGCAGAACCTTCTCCGCCTTCGGTGCTGACATCCAACTCAAGGAGGGTGCAATGACCCCTGACTACACAGTCGACAAGGAATGGGCGAACCTCAACTCCATGATAAAGGGCCGTGAAGAACTGCTGAAGACAGCATTTCGCAATGCCGGGAAGATGACCGTCATCGATGAGGCAACTGGCGAGGTCGTTCCTGTATGTCCAGCCAAGGGAACCAAGCCGTCCATTGCAGTAACGTTTCGTTGAAGCCACCGATATGAGACCAGCACCCCCCAAGAAAAGACCCGGCGTACAAATTGTCGGCAGGGTCGCAGGAGTGAACGCCGCAATGCTGCTACTCGAAAAGCCCTACAGGGCCACGGAATTGGCCGAAGCCCTTGGCATCCATATCCGCATCATGTATCGCATCCTCAACGACCTAAGAGCCACGGGCCACCTATATTCGCACCGCTGCCATTACTGGTTCGACCCGAAGAAAAACAACGACTTACAACACCTAATTCCAATCAAAGACCCAAACCTTTAACCCCAAACCCATGAGCAACTACACACCACAACCCAACACCTTCAGCCTGTTCGCCAACGACAAGGGCGACAACCCGAAACGCCCTGACTACCGTGGGGAACTAATTATGCCCGATGGCACCAAGATGCGCCTCTCCGCATGGGTGCGACAATCAACCAAGTCAGGCAAGAATTTCCTATCAGGAACGGTAGAACCCATACAGGAGCAGCAAGCCAGCGGCGAGAGTTTTGCACCCCAAGACGGTGATATGCCATTCTAATCGTATATTTGTGCGTCAGTCCGTGTGTAATTGAGGCCACATGGTACTACCGATAAAGGGTCATGCTTGAACCCCTACCCTCGGCTGCCTCAATCAGTCGGGGGTATTTTTTTTTAACCACATAACCAATCAACCATGCAAAAACTCAACATCAACCCCGAACTCCAATCACTGATACCTCCGCTAACCTCGTTAGAATATCAGCAACTAACCAACAACATTCTATCGGAAGGCATCCGTGAAGCTATCCTGACTTGGGATGGAACAATTGTGGATGGACACAACCGCTATTCCATTGCACAGGAATTTGGCATACCATTTACAACCAAGGCGATGCAATTTACCGACCTTAATGAGTGCAAGGAGTGGATGATTCTTAACCAGTTTGGCAGGCGTAACCTGCAAGCATTTCAACGCAGCGTCTTGGCTTTGGAATTGGAGCAAGTAATTAGAGATAAGGCCAAGGCAAATCAAGGCACAAGAATAGACATTCCGCAGAAATCTGCGGAAAGTTACAAGCCTATTGAAACAAGAAAAGAACTTGCTAAGATTGCCAACGTCAGCCATGACACCATCGCCAAGGTCAAGGTTCTTCAAGCCAAGGCTACCGATGATGTTAAGCAGCAACTACGCACTGGCGAGGTCAGTATTAACCAAGCATATCAGGAGATTAAAAAGCAGGAGAAAGCAGAAATATTACAAAATCGTAAAAGCCGAGAAATAATTGAAGCCAATAAACAGGAGGAAATAACAGAAAAATTTAATGTTCAATTTGGTCAAGTATGGATTCTTGGAAAGCACACATTAACCTGTGCAAGTGCATACGATTTTCTTAAGAATGAAGCGACCGCTATTATCACCGACCCACCTTATGGCATTGACTATAATCCCGACTGGAAGAAGTGGGATGGAACCGAAAGCGATTTTAAAAAGATAGAAGGAGATGCCGAGGAATTTGACCCAAGGCCGTTTTTAAATCGAGATACGGTTGTTTTATTTGGGGCCAATTATTTCACAAGACACTTGCCCACAGGTGGATGGCTTTGCTGGGATAAGCGTTTAAAAGACGAACTTGACGACATGATTGGAAGCCCATTTGAACTTGCATGGTTCAAGAGTGCGGCAACAAAAAAGTCCTCAATTATGGTAAGGGTTCTGCATGGCGGCGTTGTTAACGCTGATAGCATTCACGGTAATAACCAGAAAAGGTTTCATCCAACACAAAAACCAATCGTGTTAATGGAGGAAATAATCAAGAAAACAACCAAAGAAAAAGAAACGATATGCGACCCGTTTTGTGGCTCTGGGACAACCTTACTTGCAGCGGAAAACACGGGAAGAACTTGCATTGCTTATGAAGTTGACCCAGCCTATTGCAATATCATCCTATCACGATTCCAGGAACTTACAAAAATAACGCCATGGTTGGTATAGAAAGGATTAAAATAATTGATGTAAACGATTATTTAAAAGAAAGAAGCGATAAAGCGGGTAAATATATTCAGTTAATTAATAATATTTACAGGGAAATTCTGCCTCTTGCTGATGGTGAAAAAACGACGGAAGTGAGTCGTGATGAATTAAAAGGCAGGTATGATGCCACCGAAGGCATTGACATGATTTTAACCCTTAAGGACGGTAGCAGATTGACGCTCCAAGAAAAATGCCTTTTTAAAGGCTTTCATACTGTAACCTTTGAAACCGAAAAAAGGTCAGGAAAAAAGGGGGCATGGTACTATTGCACATCGCAACTTTATTTCTGCGGCGAAGCTAGCAATGGGGAAATAATAAGTTATGTACTATTGGATTTGTTGCAGTTAAAAATTTATTCAAATAAGCATGAATTACCGTGGAGGCATAGAAAAGGAATAGAGCGAAGTCAAGAATCGTTTATGTTTATGAAATTTAGCGAAATCCCCGAAGATTGCGTAATTGCAAGAAAATTATGAGACCCATACCATGGTTCAAGTTCTGCCCAGCCGATTGGATGATGGGCAGAATCTCACGGCAACCCGCCGAGGTGCAGGTGGCCTTTATCCGACTTTGTTGCGTCTATTGGAACGCCGAGTGCGAGATGTCATCCGAACACGCAGAGTTGGAAGCTGATGGGCATCTTCAACGGCTCCTCGCCACTCGTCTTGTTGAAACCAACGGAACGTCCGTGTTTATTAAATTCCTTGACATTCAATGGGAAGACGCAAACCTGCACCGCACCAAGATGTCCGAAGCAGGCAAAAGAAGTGCCGAAAGGAGGTCAACCAAGGTTGAAGAAAATTTAACTAAGGTTGAACCTACGTTGAACTTACCTTCAACCTACGTTGAACCTGTGTTCAATAGAGAAGAGAAGAGGAGAGAAGAGAAGAGGGAGAAGAAAGATTGTGTGCTTTTTGATTCCTTTTGGAGTGCCTATCCCCGCAAGACCTCCAAGCAATCCGCATCCAAAGCCTTCGCCAAGCTATCGGATGAAAACCAGCAGAAGGCCATCGACAACATCACCCGCCTATATGCCAATACGGAGGTGCAGTTCGTTCCCCATGCCGCAACCTACCTAAACCAAGCCCGCTGGGAAGACGAGGCCATCGTCCGAACCAATACCTTTGCAAGACCACTACTAAACCAATCCGAAGATGCAGACCTACCACGCTACCGCTGAACGCAGGCTTTTGTCCTGCCTGATGGATGCCTTCATTGACCGAGCATCCTTCCTCATGCAAATCCCTGAACGCCTGTTCACAGGAAACAACGTGTTCATCTACCGAGCCATCGAAGCCCTGCACCGAGCAGAGCGACCCGTGGACTTGGTTACCATCCACCAATACCTCGTTGAAAACAATCAAGCCTTTGTAACCCTCGACCTTGGATTCTTTGCCGATGGGATTACTATCACCTCGGACTGGAAGACCTACGCCGCTGACCTGAACCAAGCGTGGAAGGCAAGGGAGGAGCAGCAAATCATGGACGACCTTGCGGCTGACCGTGATATTCCAAGAGCCTTCGCCCGCTTCCAAGCCATGCAGGCCGTGGAAACCAATGCTTCCGAAACCACTGCCCACGAACTCGCCAAGGAGTACCTGCTGAACATGAACGAGGTGAGGGAGGGCAGACGCAAGGATTCGGTTTACCCCACCTTCATCAGCCCGCTTGACCGTATGCTCACAGGATTTAAGCCATCCGAGTTCGTTTTGCTGGGCGGTCGCCCTGCGATGGGTAAGACCTTGCTTGCCCTGCAAATAGCCATGAACCAAGCGATGGCTGACATTCCTGTGGTCTTCTTTACGATGGAAATGAGTGCTGACCAATTAAGCCAACGGATGCTTTCTAACCTTGCGGAGATGGATGGGTCGCACTTCCTCAACCCCACCGAGCGAATCACCTCCGACCAATTTCTCGACTTGGGGAAAAAGGCTGACCTCCTTAAGTCAAAGCCGCTGTATATCGTTGACCTGCACCAAGCCAACCTCGACCGCATTGAAGGCGAAATCGCCAAACTCAAAACCAAGTACGGCGTTTGCGGATTTTATCTCGACTACCTGCAACTCATCGAGCCAACCAAGATGGACAAGCCGAAACCTAAAATCGAGCAGATGACCAACATCAGCAAAACGCTTAAGACCATCTGCAAGAGGCAGAAGGTGTTCGGGGTTGTGGTGTCATCCCTATCACGTGCAACCGAGGGCAGGGCAGACCACAGGCCCATCATGTCCGACCTTCGGGAAACAGGGCAACTTGAGTTTGATGCTGACAAAATTGCTTTTGTTTATCGACCCTACGAGCATGACAAGAGCAAGGAGGCTGACCTGATGGAAGTCATTGTCCGAAAGAATCGCAACGGTTCACTCGGCACGGCAGACATCCAGTGCCACCTTCCCTTCACCAAAGCCAACGAGTTCCCACCCAATAGAATTGATTTATGATGGAAGAGTACAACCTCCAAGCCGCTTGCGTCAAGTTGTTCGCAATGCTCCGACCCAACGAGCAGGGGCGGCTATTCCTGAACCTCAACAATCCTCGCTCCCGCTCCAACGGTTACTTCCTTAAAGGTATCGGGCTGACGGCTGGCGTTGCTGACATGACCTACCTATCCCCCAAGGGTGCGGTGTTCCTTGAGTTCAAGGCACCCAAGGGCAAGCAATCCCTATCGCAAAAGTGGTGGCAGGGGGTCGTAGAGGCAGTTGGCTACAGGTATGTAGTCATCCGAAGCCTTGAGGATTTCCAACGGATGTTGGATGAATGTTCCTAATTTGTGTATATCTTCGCATTACTAAACCCCTAACCCATGAAACATATGGCACATAACGTTTTGCGTATAAAAAATCGTTTTAATGTTTTTTATACGCTGTTAGCTTTAGGTTTTTAAGATTTTAAACAAAATATATTATGAAAACAGAAGAACAAAAACCAATGGTATTTTGTGGTGTAATAAATATGGATGGCACACCTGCAAAAATGACCGAAGAAGAAAAGGAACGATTTGTTAAAATGTGTAGCAATAATGGTCAATATAATGCGGTTTTTTGTGAGGATAATTCAATTCCTAAAGCAATGGAAAATCTTGCTAAAATTTTAAAAACTTGAAGCTAACGGTCGGGTATTGCCGAAGGCAGGGATTTGAAAGACAAAAGTTTCAACCTTGCACAAATGCCCAATAGAATTACAAATGATTAATTAACCGAGAATGCCCTGCTTTTGGCAATACCTTGTTAGGTGCAGTGCTTCTCACAAACTCAAATAAAATGTCAGATTTCAAAGTAGGTTGCTCACCTTTAACGAGTAAGATTTTTGCAGGTAAAGTTCTTAAAAATGGAACTTGGGGAAATGTAAAACACGATGTTACCGATACTGCTGTTGGTGCAGTTGCTCAACATTTATTACAACTGGATGAAAGAATGGAATTTCAATACAGAGGTAAAACTTATGAGTTAAAGGTTGTAGAGGTGTCGTCATAGCATTGCACCTAACTCGCATATTTGTCCAACCCCCACCAAACCCTAAACCCATGAAACGATTTTTAGTATTTGCTGGTGATGCCTATTACCCCAATGGTGGTATGGATGATTTTCAGGAGGACTTTGACACCTTGGAAGAGGCAAGAAGTTTTCAAGAAAAAATCAAAGAAGAGTTTAAATCTATATGGAAGGACAGCTGGAAGGATTTCAAATGGACTGCTATTTGGGATTCGGAAACACGAACCTATGTGTAAAGACCATTTCGTTGACACCACCAAAATGATAAACCCAACCCCATGAAACCAACCCCCACCGATTTCCGCCGCTGGCAAATCCACATCCGCAAGGAGTGTGTGAACTGCTCCAAGCCCGACCATGCCGAAACCATCAAGCCGTGGTCCGTCAACTGGACCCTGCTGGGCCGTGTCCTTCAAGCCAAGAAAGCCTAAGCCATGGAATGGACACGCCTTACCCCGAACACCATGCCCGACTTTATGGAGGAGGTATTCATCGCCCTGCTCGATGGCAACTACGCCGTGGCATGGCTTAGGGATAACCCGACACCAACATTCACCAACATCCACGGCGATGTATGGTGGGTGCATGAAGTTACTCATTGGATGTACCCAACCCCCCCGAAGCCATGACCACCAGCGTAATTCACCACATGGTGCAGGAAGTAGCCAAAATCTTCAACACCACGCCAAGTGCTATCTGCTCGGCCAATCGCAGGCGGGAGAACGTGCTTGCCCGCAACATCGTCACCGACATCGCCTACAACGACTTCCTATTCAAATACCACGAAATCGGGGTAGTTATCGGGCGAACTCATTCCACGCTCATCAAAAACAAAAAATCCTACGAGCAGGACATGATTGCGATGCCTGAAATAAAGTACATCCGCAGACAAGTTTTACACAATGCGCAGGATTACCTGCTACATCTTTACGGAGGCTATATTTCTAATTAAGTGCTACTTAGGTAGTCGGTCAGCACCCCGATAATCGGCAAATCCGTGAGATTCGGATGGGGGGGTGCTTCAGTGCATCCCCCTTTTTTTTTGCATACCTTTGCGTATGGCATCAGCGGAGCAGATTATCCTCGACCTCTACCGAAGCGGCGAAATTCGCAAGGCTTGCCTGACCATCACTGGCGGCGACCCGCTTTGGCGGGATTTGGAACAGGAATGCGTCCTTATCCTACTAGAGAAAGACCCCGACAAAATCCTGCAAATCCATGGGCAGGGTTACTTCAAGTTCTATGTTGTCAGGCTACTGCTGAATCTCTACCGAGGCAAGAATAATCAGTTTGCCCAAAAGTACCGCCACCACGACACCACCGAGGAAATAGACCCCAATGCCGATATGACCCATGAAGAGTACAGTTCCCTTGTGGACGATATGTGGGCGATAGCCGAAACGGAGATGGATTCTTGGGCCAAGGAGGGAGCATTCCCCTACGACAAGGAACTGCTAAAACTCCACATGGCCACGGGGAATATGAAGAAACTAAGCCGTGAAACGGGCATTCCCTACCGCTCGGTGATATATTCCATCGAGCAAGCCAAGGCCAAAATCAAAGCAGCAATCCTTAAAACCCATGGACGTACTGATATTCCCGCTCCTCGTCAGTAGCCTTGCCGCTCTTGCCATTGCCGAGTACCACGTCCTGCCCGCTTGGTGGTATCGCACTTGGCTCGGCAGGCACAAGCCGTTCAGCTGCATCACCTGCCTATCGTTTTGGCTTGGGGCTTCACTCACCCTGCTGACCTGCGACTGGATGCTTGCGCCTGTGTACGGTCTTGCCTCGGCAGGGCTTACCGTTGTCATCCTGCAACTGACCAACCGATGACCTACCAACTGCATCACGGCGACTGCCTTGAGGTATTGCGGTCCATGCCTGATTGCAGCGTGGATTCAATCGTTACCGACCCGCCATATGGCTTGTCCTTCATGGGCAAGAAGTGGGACTACGATGTGCCAAGCGTTGATGTATGGGTGGAGTGCCTTCGGGTCTTGAAGCCTGGGGGTCATCTGCTGGCCTTTGCGGGGACGAGGACGCAGCACCGCATGGCGGTAAGGATTGAGGATGCAGGCTTTGAGATTCGGGATATGATTGCGTGGGTGTACGGGTCGGGATTCCCGAAGTCGCTGGATGTGAGCAAGGCGATTGATAAAAACAACGGAGAGGTTGGTAGGCTTTTGCGATTTACCGAATGGATGCGAACCACAGGGTTAACATCTAAACAAATTGACCAAGCGACAGGAACCAATATGGGCGGCCACTATTTAACGGCCAAAAGTCAGCCAGCAATACCAACAAGAAAACTTTGGGAAAAGTTGCGGCCTTTGTGCGGTCAGGTTCCTGAATGGGTTGATGACTTAGTTGAACGCATTGAAGCCGAGCGGAAGGTGGTTGGGCAGAAAATAATAAACGGTGAAGAAGGAACGGCTGGAGGATATAAAAACGGTATAGCCTCAATACAAGGGGCAAACATTTCTATAAATCGCTCAATAGACATCACAATAGCCGCCACCCCCGAAGCAAAGCAATGGCAAGGCTGGGGGACTGCACTCAAACCAGCACTTGAACCGATTACGGTGGCTCGAAAGCCCTTGATTGGCACGGTAGCCGAGAACGTCCTGCAACACGGGACGGGAGCGATTAATGTGGATAGGTGTAGGGTGGGGGAACGAGAAAAGGAACAATTTACGGGCATAAAAAACGGAAGCATAAATGCTTATGGGGATTATTTTTATCCAAAAGGCGAAAAGGCACTACCCGCTGGCCGCTGGCCCGCCAACTTCATCCACGATGGGAGCGAGGAAGCCACCGACCTGCTCAAAGATTCGGCCCGCTTCTTCTACTGCGCCAAAGCAAGCAAAGCGGATAGAGGCGAAAACCACCACCCAACCGTCAAGCCCACCGACCTCATGCGTTACCTCTGCCGACTTGTAACCCCACCCAACGGAATCGTCCTCGACCCATTCATGGGTTCAGGCTCAACAGGCAAGGCGGCGATGCTGGAAGGCTTTGCGTTTGTCGGGATAGAACGGGAGGCTGAGTACATCGCTATATCCGAGAAACGCATTCAGGCACGCTCCAAACAAGTACAGGAGCAACCAAAGCAACTGACCCTTCTATGACCCAAGACGAATACCTGTTGGCTCAAAAGCATCGCCATTACTGGGAGCAATACCAAGCTCACCTGTATATGAGGCTATCCCCCGAAGCGGTTGGCGACCTGCAAACCATCCTTGTAGCACACGGCCGACCGAACACGAATTGGTGGTGCGCGGACTGCGTAAAATCTGCCCTCTCCTACATTTACGAACAGGCGGACCTGTTTCTCGAAGTCAATCAAAACACCATAACATACCCACTGAATGTCAACCCCCAAGGCGAAGGATGACGAAGCCCAAGTGCAGGCTCGGATGGACTCGCTGATGATGGTCATTACGACCCTGTGCGACTGCATCGGAGCGGTGGACGATTCCAATGCCCCCAACGCATTTGCGGTAAAGATGAAGATAGTGGACAAGATTGACGAACTGATTGATAAAATCGAATACTGATGGGAACCAGCAAGGGACACGGCAAGTACATTGAAACCCCCGAAAAGATGTGGGAGTATTTTGAGGCATACCGGGCAGAGGTCAAGAACAACCCAAGGACCAAGACCGTATTTCCCGGCAAGGATGCTATCCCCCAGTACGAACCCTTAGAGCGACCGCTGACCTTGGAAGGCTTTGAGAACTGGTGTGCGGATGCAGGTATCGTTCAGGACTTAGGGGATTATTTTGGGAACACAAAGGGCAACTACTCCGAGTATTCAGCCATCTGTTCACGCATAAGGCGGACCATTCGTCAAGACCAAATCGAGGGAGGCATGGTCGGTCAGTACAACCCATCCATCACTCAACGCTTGAACAACCTTGTGGAACGCCAAGAGAACACGGTCCACATCGAGCAACCCCTATTCCCCGACAATGACTGATGCCGTTAAAAGAGCAAGAGAAGTTCATCCGAACCACGGCCGTAAATAAGGTCCGTGAGTTAAAGCGGTTCGTCAAAGGGGTACAAGGCGGTTCCAGTGCGTCCAAGACGTACTCCATCCTTGCCGTTGAAATCGACTATTGCACGAAGAATCCCTACACGGAAACGAGCGTTGTAGCCGAATCCATCCCACACCTCAAGCGTGGGGCCATGAGGGACTTCATGAAGATAATGACCGTTACAGGGCGGTTCAATGCTGCCCGATGGAACGCCACCGACTTTCGGTACAAGTTCGCTAACGGCTCTTACATCGAGTTCTTTTCGGCTGACGATGATTCCAAGTTAAGGGGTGCAAGGAGGGACAGGCTCTACATGAACGAGGCGAACAACCTATCCTTCCACGCTTACACGGAATTGGCTGCACGAACCAAGCAATCGGTCATCCTTGACTGGAACCCGGTCAATGGGTTTTGGTTTCACTCCGAACTGATGCACGATGAGGACGTGGACTTCCTTATTCTAACCTACAAGGACAACGAAGCCTGCCCCAAGAGTGCGAGGGACTTCATCGAGAAAGCGAGGCTCAAGGCCGAAACTTCGGAGTATTGGGCAAACTGGTACAAGGTCTACGGCCTCGGTCAGGTCGGGACGCTTCAGGGTGCGATATACGAGGACTTTGAGGTCGTGGAGGGTATAGATGTCAGCCGAGCGAAATTCGTCGCCTTGGGGCTTGACTGGGGGTTCAGCAACGACCCTACGGCCTTGGTCGCTATCTACCGCCAAGGGGACTGCCTGCTGATTCAAGAACTGCTCTACGCTACGGGCCTCACGAACCAAGACATCGCAGACAAGTTGCGGTCGCTCGGCATCACAAGGGCTTGGGAAATCGTGGCGGATTCAGCCGAACCCAAGAGCATTGAAGAAATCTATCGGTTAGGTTTCAACATCAAGCCGGCGGAGAAAGGCCCCGATTCGGTCAGGAACGGCATTGACATCCTGAAACGCTACAAGTTGCAGGTTACCAAGGATAGCACCAACCTCATCAAAGAACTACGGTCCTATACTTGGGCGACCGACAAGGAGGGCAAAAACACAGGGGTCCCGATTGACTCGTTCAACCACGCCTGCGATGCTATGCGATATGTGGCTCTCAACAAGTTGAGGGTAAGCAATTCGGGAAAGTATGTTGTGGTGTAACTTTACCGCCATGAACCTCGAATCCTTCCTTGATTTGCTTTTGATTTTTGGCAGATTCGCTCTCTTATTGGTCTTGCTTTTTGCAATCGCTTCGCTATGAAACTCATCCACTACTATCACATCTATTGCGGAGGCGGCGGCCAATGGCAACTTATCGTGAACCAACACATGATGGCCCTGTGCAACTACGGACTGATTGAGCAACTAGACGAGATTCGGGTCGGCATCGTTGGTCCACCAGAGCAGAGGAAGGCGGTCAAGGAAATACTTGACAATTCCCTGATAAAAGACAAGGTAAAGGTTGTCGTTACTCGTACCAACGCTTGGGAGCAGGCCACCCTGACCGAGATGTACAAGGCAAGCCAAACTGAGGATGCGGCGTACCTGTACGCTCATACCAAGGGCAGTTCCGACCCATCCCTCATCAACCAACTTTGGTGCAGGTCGATGATTTTCTTCAACGTGGTTGCATGGGAGCGGTGTCTTGCAGAACTGGAGAACGCGGATGCGGTTGGAGCCTATTGGCTGACCAAGGAGGAGTTCCCCCAAATTGCAGACCACAACAACCCCGATGGCTACCCCTATTTCGCTGGCACGTTCTGGTGGGCCAAGTCATCGCATATCCGCAAGCTCGGCGAACCCGTGAGAGAACACCGCTGGCAGGCCGAGCATTGGATAGGCAAGGCCGAGGGGATGACCGTGTACAATTCCTGCAAGGGGTGGCCTGCACCCGATAAGTTTATCATTACGTTTTAGTCATGTACCATTTACTTCCAACCGACCGACCCATAAAGGGCATTGAAATTGGCTTATGTCAAGGCCACAATTCCGTGCGAATGCTTAACCGACTGCCAAACCTACACCTGACCGCCATTGACCCGTTTGAGGGTTATGAGGATTGGGGTGGATATGTGAGTTCCGAAATCCTGCAAGGCAGAGAGGTCACGGCATTGCGAGCATTGGAATCGTTTTCCGAAAGGTTTACTTTTATTAAGCGATATTCCGATGCAGCCCTTGAACTGCTACCCGATGAAGCGTTTGACTTTGTGTACGTTGATGGCGACCATTCCTACAAATGGGCCTTGCACGATATGACCAACTACTGGAACAAGGTCAAGTCGGGCGGTGTGCTTTGCGGACATGACCGTTCCCTTTCGGGAGTGGCCCAAGCCCTTGCCGAGTTCGGAAAAGGCTTTACCCCAAGCGAAGAACCACAAGGCGATTCTTGGTACATTGTTAAACCATGAAAATCCCCGTCATCATCAACAACCGCAACCTGCTGACTTGGCCCAAGGCGATGGTCAGGGATTTGAGCAAGTGGGAGGGGATTGGTGACATCTACATCGTGGACAACGGTTCAACATACGAGCCGCTCTTGGACTGGTACGCAACAAAGCCCTGCGAGGTTATTTCCTTGGGCGAGAATGCAGGTCATCAAGCGCCATGGCTTTGCGGATTGGTGGAGCGTCTTGGCTCGCCAATGTACGCCGTGACCGACCCCGACCTCGACCTTTCCAAGACCAGCAGGCAGACCATCGTCAAGTGCGTTGAGTGGTTGCAGATGTTTCCGACTGTGGGCAAGGTTGGTCTATCCTTACGCTGGGATGACGTGCCACCACGGTCATCGTATTACACCCACGTCAACACCTACGAGGCTAATCGTCAGCAAGGGTCAAGGATAGTCAATGCGGCCAAGATTGACGTGCCTATCGACACCACGTTTGCGGTGTACAACAGGCAGGACTACTTCATTGGAGGCGTTTCGCTCTTGGAATCCGCAAGGCATATTCCTTGGTACTATTCCGAAAAAGAACGCAAGGCTGACAAGGAGTTCAGTCAGTACCTTGCATCGGCATCGGCGGCATCGTCTTACAAAACCTTCCTAAACCTATGAAACTCCAAGACCTCACCATCGACCAATTCCAGCGCATTGCCGCTTTGGAATTATCCCCTGCCCTGAACGATGCAGACAAGCGATTGGGCGTGGTTGCGATTGTGGAGGGAGTGGAGGTCGCTATGGTCAGGGATATGCCAGCCACGGCACTCACAAAGCGTTACAAGGCTATCGTCAAGGAATGGAACGAACTGCCTGCATTGGCTTACAAGCGTAAGTTCAAGGCAGGTGGCAAGTGGTGGATTCCCACGGTGTTCACGGATGAGTTAACCGCAGGGCAGCTCATCGACCTGATGGATATGAACACCACGGACGAGCGCCAACTGGTGCAGAATCTTCACCGCATCATGGCAACGCTGTGCAGGGAAGCAGGGTTCATGGGTTGGTTCCCGAAGAAGTACGATGGGGCAGGCCATGCCGATAGGGCCGAACTGCTCAAAACCAACGCCAAGGTCGGCGATGTTTGGGGGGTGGTCAGTTTTTTTTTGCTAAGTTCCGAAAGCTACTTGAAAATTTTGAGCGACTATTCCAAGCACCTGACGAAGGTGGCGAAGGGCCTGTAACGAACCCCCTCGCAGGCTACGGTTGGCTGATGGTCGTGTGGAGGATGGCCAACAAGGATGTCCTGAAGTTCGATGCCATCTTTGCGATGAAGGCGGTGGAGTTCTTGAACTATGCCCTGCTGATTCACGACATTTTGGAGGCGGAGAGGATGGAAGCGGAGAGGGCGAGGCGTAGGTAGGACACTATCAGGCGCAGGGTACATTTACCCACATGGAAACAACCATCCTTGCGAATGGCAAGCCCGTAGGTAAGTTCGGCAGCGGTTCGATGAAGGGCGTCGACCAAACCGCTTTGGAGGGCATTGGTTCAGTCGCCGGCCCCAAAGGTGGAGGCAAGTCGCCAACCTATGACGTGCTGGTCAAGTGGATTGAACGGGTCATTGAACTTGCGAAGAAGAACCTCGAAGCAGCCAACGCAAACGCAGGGGGAACGCTATCGGCATCCATCGCACCCGAAGACATCGAACTTTCCGCAAAGCAAATCGTCGTGGCTATCATGGCTAACCCCTATTGGAAGTACGTTGACCAAGGGGTGCGAGGCAAAACGTCAAGTGCAAAGGCTCCGAGGTCGCCATTCCAATACAGGGACAAGTTCCCACCTGCCCAAGCAATGGCCGACTGGATTGCCAACAAGGGTATTCCCGTTGTGCCGACCTATTCCCGTGAACTCAAGCGGATGCGGACCAAGCAGGAGCAGGGATTGGTCGATGGCAGGTCGGTCGCTTACTGGGTATTCCAGCGAGGCACACGGGCCACGAACTTCATGTCTAACGCCCTATCCCCCGAAATGATAGACGTTTTGGTGAACACAATCGCTGAAACCCTTGGCAAATCGGTAAGCGTAGCAACTAAACTATAACAATGGCAATATCAGTCTTATCGGGGTCACCGCAAGCAGCGACCCCTGTTTACAACAAGATGCTCTTTAAGGTGAGTGGCTCGCTTACCAGTGGCACGAATTACCGCTACGTCTGCGATGTCAAAGACGCAGCAGGAACGACCACGCTGGCACGGCTCAAGTGCGACAAACTGCCGACGACTAACTACGGTTTCTTTGACGTGAGCAGGGTCGTGGAAACGCTTATCGCACCGCAAGCACCATCGACTGGCGAGCGTGGTCAGTTCTATGACCATGCTGGATTTTATTCGGGGTATCGCTTGGACTTTACGCAAGAGTACGGCTCAACGCCTGTGGTAACTGGTGCCGTTACAACGGTCAGCGGAAACATCGCCTTTGCAGGCAACTTGGAGGTCTTGGAATATACGGATTGGCTAAAAACGGTTGGAGTTGGGCAGTTATATCCATTCTATTTCAACGCAACGCCATCAAGCATCAAGGCATTGACAACCACCGCCGATGCGACCACATTTGTGACAAGTGGATTTGCGCAGGCTGACGTGGCCAAGGCGTTGAAAGATACGCTTAACGTGGTAACGCCAAATCAAGCTGGGTGGGTTGCAATAGCAAGTCCAATTGGAGATTATTGGACGGAGTGCAGAATTCAATACTGGAATGCAGATGGCTCAAGCATTCGGAATTATTACATCAACAACACAACAACTTCGGGAACGACTAACAACATCATTAGGTTTCCGTCAGGGCCAAGGAATATAAAAACGATTTTAGCTGCTCAGGCTTCGGATTCTTTTGCTGGCTCACACTTATTTCCAACCGCAGAAGGCGCAGGATATTCCGTGCATTTTGAGAGAAGCGGCGCAATGAGCGAGCCAATGTTCTATCGCATCGGCCCATGCCAGCGATTTAACTCCATACCCGTCCACTTCATCAACAAGTTTGGAGGGATAGACACCTATGCCTTCACTATGAAGAACCGCAAGCGAGCGAATGTGCAGCGGGATATTTACGGGTACAATACGGACGTTTATGCTACCCTCACCTATGACAAGGTTTGGGCAGGGTCATTTGACTACGTCTATGCACTCAACTCCGATTGGCTCACCGATGCGGAAAGCGAGTGGCTCATTGAGTTGGTTCGCTCCGGGCAGGTGTGGTTGGAATTGGATGGCCAACTCGTGGAAGCGGTGGTCAACGCCAACCAGTATCAGTTTGTAACCCGTAGGAACGACCAGCTCCAGCAGTTGCAGTTGGAAGTTGCCATCGCATACAAGAACAACATCCTATGAGCGTCACCCTGATTGCGTACCCGCTTAACGATAGCAATACCGAGGTTCCCTATGTCTTGGACACGATGGGCGGCACGGACGTTGCCATCACCTACAGCATCAGCGACATTGAGGATGTGACCAAGCGCAGGGGGTCGTTCAGCAAGACCATCACCCTGCCGAACACTCCGACCAACGAGCGATGCTTTGGCTTTGCCTACAACATCCAGTCCTTCGTGGGTGGCTTCACGCCGAACAAGAAGATAAGGGCGGCGATGTGGGAGGATGGCGTGCAGGTGTTCAGCGGAGTGCTGCAACTGCTATCGATGGCCAAGACAAGGGGCAAAGTCACCTACGAGGTTGGCCTGTTCACGGATGACGTGGGATTATACCAAGCCATCGAGGGGAATCTTCTTGTGAACACGGCAGGTGTTACTGGCATGAACCACACGCCAACGAGTGGCCACGTCAGCGGAACTTGGACGGCAAGCGGTGCGGCATCGAGTGGTTACGTCTATGGGGTCATAGATGCGGCGGGATTCACGGACATGATGAACCTTGACGGTGGTGGATGGTTTCAAGCGGCATGGTGGCAGTTAGGGCCAAGCATCTACGTCAAGAAGATGGTTGACTTAATCTTTAGTCAAGCGGGATACAGGTACTCCAGCAACTTCTTCAACTCGGCAACTTTTGGTAAGTTGGTGCTGCCCTATGCGGCAGGCACGATGCCTGTCAACCTTTCGGGGAGCAACATCTTTGCGCAAAGCACAGGAAATACTGCAAATTTTTCCGAATTGGTAGAACAAAAGGTTTCCTTTCCAAAGGACACTCCTGCGCCCTATTATGACAATAGTGGATATTGGGTCGCATCGTCAAGCACTTTTGTTGCCCCTTCGGTTGATACTCGCTGGAATGTTCGGGTGTCATTTACTCTAAGTGGTTCAGTTGTATCCGACAACAATAACATTTGCAGAATGGCAATTCGCAATCCTGCATCAGGAGGGAATTTTGCTACTGCTATAAATTTTAGTTTGAAAAAAAATGTAGTATCGGTTATAGATTTTAATAATGTCACAATACCTGCATTTTCTAACGCCAATATACAGTTTTTGGTTGAATGGGATGGTATAGGTGGTTTCACGCAAAACTTTACAATCCTATCAGGCGCAACCATACAATGGACTTGCCTTGAAAATCCAAGCAGTATCGGAACACTCGATATGCGGACCGCTCTGCCTGCTGACGTAAAGCAAGGCGACCTCCTGCAAGATTTGCAGAAGATGTTCAATTTGCATATCATGGCGGATGCTCAAGACCCAAAACTCTTGTACATCGAGCCTTGGGTGGACTTCTACGCTTCGGGCGTGGTGGACTGGTCGCAGAAAGCGGATGAGAACGCAGAGCAAATCCTGACCAACGGCGACCCGAACGCAAGCACCAACTTAATCTTTAAGTACAAGGACATGGGCGATTACCTGTCCAAGACGTACAAACAGTCCTATCCGCTCGCCAAGGAAGGCTACGGCGGCAAACTATTCCCAACGCAGAACTTCTACGGCAAGGGGGATAAGATTGTTGAAACATCCTGCGGTACGCTTATACCTGCATCGTTTACTACCGACAAGATTGTAGGTCGTACTTGGGATATTGACGGCACGCTTGCAAGCGGCACGGTCAAAAAATTACAAACAGGTTATCGCTTGGCGCAATACAACTTGGTTGAAGGACAAACCGAATGGGCTTATCAATATGGAGTAAGTTCTACTGTTAGCGGCAATGTATCGGTAGGTGTCGGCATTCTTCGGATGCCATTCGTCAGCCACATCGACAACCCCTACGCCCCGACCTTTGACCTTGCGTTTGAGATTCCTCGCTTGGTGTACTACAACGCCGTGAACGCAAGTGGCAGCACCATCAACTACACCAACAACAACCTGTTCAACAAGTATTGGAAGAACTACGTAAACGAAACGGTGAGCAAGGAAGCCTTGCAGTTGGAATTGACCATGATGCTCTCCAGCGTGGACATCTACCAGTTGGACTTCCGTAAGCCGATTTATTACGGCGGCATCCGATGGCGGTTGTTGGAGATTCGTGACTACCTCGTTGGGCAGATGAAGCCGTGCAGGGTAACGTTACGCCGCATCCTGAACCTTGCGGAGTTCGTGCCTGTGACTGACGTGCCGATTTACAGTAACCCTGAATTTTTGTACAACGGGCCGATTACCAGCGACCCATCCGACCCGAACTACGAACCACCTGTAAACCCTGAACTACCCTCCGAATAATGGCAGACGTAACTAAAGAGATTGCACTTGAGGTAAGCCTCAAGGATAGCACCAGCGCAGGAACGCAAAGCGCAAAGCAACGCTTGCGTGAAATGCAGAAGGAATTGATTGCCATGGCCGAAGCAGGCCAACAGGGAACCGATGCGTTCAAGCGATTAGAACGGGCGGCAGGAGAATTAAGGGATGAGATTGGCGATGTCAATCAGCGAATCAAGAACCTCGCATCCGACACCAAAACCATTGACGCTTTTGTTGGAGCGGTGCAGGGTATAACCGCAGGCTTCCAAATCGCCCAAGGTGCTGCCGCTTTGTTCGGCGATGAGAACGAGGATTTGCAGAAGGCGATGCTCAAGGTGCAGGGAGCCATGGCCCTTGCCAACGGTGTTCAGCAGGTGGCTAACCTCTTGCAGAAGGAATCGGCGGTCATGATGGGAATCAACACGGCAGCGACCAAGTTGTATGCCGTGGCCGTAGGTACGGCAACTGGAGCAATGCGAGCGTTTAGGATTGCCCTTGCAGCAACAGGCATCGGTGCGATTGTTGTAGTTCTCGGACTTGCTGCCGAGGCGATGGGGTTATTCTCAACCAAGACCGAAGACGCTGCCGATTCGCAGAAGGATTTGAAACGCTCGCTTGAGGACACCGCTGGAACGCTGGAATACTATGAGCGTAAACTCAAGGCCAATGGTGCAACCGAGGCAGACCTTGCAAAACTCCGCAGGCAGACGCTGGTGAACGAGAAGGCTGAACTCGACCGCAAGTTGCAGGAAGATGTGGCTCGGTATGGTGTTAAGAATGACAGATACCAGAACTCCCTGCGTCAAGAACTTGATTTGCTGAATATCAAAATCAAAGAGGAATCTCAAATCATTGATACCGATGCCAAGCAACGTGCTGACAAAGAGAAAGCGGATAGGGATAGAAGGAACGCTCAAAACAAGGCACAAGCCGACCGTGAAAAGCAGGAACTGAAGCAAAACACGGACGCTCGACTTGCGGAGCAGGAGCGGATTAAGTTGATTGAAATCGAGGGGTATTATGAACGGTTGGCCGCTCAAAAGCAATTCATTGCTGAATATGAAGCCGCAATCATCGCAGGGATGCAGAAAGAGGCGGCGTTGCGGATGAGTTCAACGTCTGCGGCAATTGCAAGGGATAAGGCCACAAAAGACGGGGAACTGCAACGAGAATCCGATTTGCGGCAAGCCCAGCAGCAGATGGCTGACCAATCGTTCAGCATTATTGGTGATATTATCACGGCAACGGCAGGACAAAGCGAGGAAGCCCAACGCAAGGCGTTTGATGTGGCAAAGGCGTCAAATATCGCTCAAGCGATTGTGAATACATACCTTGGGGTTACTCAAGCCTTAGCCATGACTAAAGTTGTGTTTCCTGGTCAACAATTCGTGCAAGCAGGACTGACCCTTGCCGCAGGTCTTGCCAACGTAGCGAAAATCAGGGCAACGCAATTTCAAGGAGGCGGTGGAGGCGGCACAGCACCAAGTGGCAACATCGTGCCAAGTGGGGGGAGCCAAGCACCTGCTCCTGCTGTGTTCAGCAATCCCAACGTAACCGACCTATCAGGATTTGGTGGAGGCCAAGGCCAAGGGATGCAACCCATGCGAGCCTATGTCGTGGAGCGTGACATCCAGCAAACTACGAGCAGGGTGCGGCGATTGTCCGAATTTGCAACATTGGGGTAGTCGCTACATCTACCCCTATGGAGTTACCTGTGTACCGAATGACCGTGGATGAGGTGGACGAAGGCGTGCAATTCGTGGCCCTCGTTGATATGCCTGCGATTGAAAAGCCTTTCCAAGCCTTTGCCAAGACCCCGCAACGCTTCGCCGAAACTGGAGAGCGCAGGGTGCTGACTGGGCCGCTCATGCTTGCCGATACGCCTATCTTCCGCAAGGATGACACTTACGGCGAGTATTACGTTGTCTTTGACAAAGCTACCATCCGCAAAATCGTGCAGAAGTACTTCAAGCAAGGGAATCAGCACAACGTCAACGCTTACCACAACGCCGAATTGGATGGCGTGTTCATGTTTGAATCCTACATCACCGATGCAGAACGTGGCGTAATGCCTCCCAAGGGCTACGAGGACACTCCCGACGGTTCTTGGTTCGGTTCGTTCAAAGTCGAGAACGACGAAGTTTGGGAGAACCGCCACGCCTTCAAGGGTTTCTCGGTGGAGGGCTTGTTCGGCATGAAGAACACAGGCACGGAACTTGAGGTCGCACTTGCTGGCCTTGCAGATGACTTAACCGCTTTTTTGCAACATATCAACCCAACCTACAAATCCCAATAATCTATGAATCTAAAATCAGCCATTGAAACTTTGCGGACTGAACTCCGTAAGTTCACAACCCAAAAGCAAGCCTTTGCCGACTACAAGTTGGCCGATGGCACGGTCATCCGTGTGGATGGCGACCTCGTTGCAGGTACTCCTGTGTATGTCATCGCCGATGACGCAACCCTGCCCGCTCCTGACGGCGAGCATCAAGTGGAAGGCGTTGGTGTCGTTAAGACCGAAGGCGGCAAAATCACCGAGGTTGTTGTAGCCGAAGCCCCAGCACCTGCCGAGGAAGTGGAGGTTGCCGCTGAAATAACCCCCGAAGTTGCGGGTGAAGTGGTGAGTGAAATCGCCGAAGGTTACCCAACTCTTGACCCTGCGATGGTTGAGGAAATCGTTAAGAAGCACTTGGTCAGCATCATGGAGGAATTGAAGGCCGCCTACACCGAACTCGGAACAATGAAGGAAAAGATGGCCGCATTTGCATCGCAGATGGAAACCATGACCGACATTGTCGAGAAGGTTGCCGAACTCCCAAGCGAAGTCCCCAAGCCAACCGCATCCGCCATCGTGGAGCAACGCAAAGCATCTGCCCAGCAGAACTTCAACGCACTCGCACAAGCAATTCAAACCCTCAAAAAATCCAATTAAACTTTAACCCCCAAAAACAAAGCCATGGCTTATTCATTCGTTTCCCCGCTGACTACTTACACCGAGCAGCAGCGCCTCCCCCTCATCACCAAAGCGGTCTTCGCCGCTCGTACCGCCTCCCTCTTCACAAAGCAGGTGGGTATCAAATCGGCTGCTGCGTTGAACCTCATGGACACCGATGCTGCATTCCAATCAGGAACTTCCTGCGGTTGGAATACGGCAGGTGCTGCATCAGGTGCGACCTCTTTCACCCAGCGCATCATCACCGTTGCGCCCTTGAAAATTCAAGAAGAACTCTGCCCTCGTTCCCTTGAGCAATACTGGATGCAGTCGCAGTTGACTGCTGGTTCATCTTACGATGGCGTTCCATTTGAGCAGGCGTTCTCCGAGCAGAAAGCCCTTCGCATCGCCGAGGCTTTGGAAAATGCAATTTGGTCAGGTTCTACTTTGGTTACAGGTATGCTAACCCTGTTGAACGCTGCATCGGGTACTGTCGTTCAGGCCAATGCTTCCAGCACTACTTGGACACCTATATCGGGTTCCACTGGTATTACTGGGAACAACGTCATCAGCATTTTTGACAAGGTGTACAATGACATCCCACAGGCCATCTTGACCCGCAACGACTTGGTAATTTTCTGCGGGTGGAATAACTTCCGTACCTTGATTGGAGCGTTCAAGGATAAAACTGGTGTAATGTACAACCAAGTTGACTTGCAAGGGTTGGCCGATGGTGACATCATCTATCCCGGAACAAACGTCCGTGTTGTTGCAGTTCCCGGCTTGACTGGAACCAACCGCATCGTCTGCTCTTACCTCGGCAATTTCTTCTACGGAACCGACTTGCTTTCTGACGAAGAGCAGTTTTCCATCTGGCATTCAATCGATAACGACTCTATACGTTTCCAAGCAGCCCTAAAATGTGGAGTGAATTTTGCCTACGGTGACATGGTTGTTGACTTCCGCTTGGCCTAAGTGTAAGGGGGGAGGGAAACTTCCCCCCGTTATTTTACTGACTTTAACCCCCTAAAATATACACTATGTCTTGTTCGCTCACTACAGGGTACGCCCTCGGATGCCGAGATTCTATTGGCGGCATCAAAGCAATTTATGTCCAAGCCTTCAACACCACAGGCTCCGTGAACACCAACGGCAGCGGAACGGTGACTGGCTTTACAGGCTACGCATCAGGCTCATTCTTCCAATACGACCTGACCAAAGCCACTTCGTCCATGACCGAAACGCTCAACGCATCAGTAGAGAACGGAACCCTGTTCTACACTCCTGAGGTTACCTTCACCATCAACAAGCTGCAGGTTGCCGTCCGCAATGAACTGCGCCTCTTGGCTCGCAACCGTGTGATTGTCATCGTCCAAGACAACAACAGCCGCTATTGGTTGCTCGGTGCTGACAACGGATTGGAGTCAACTGCGGGAACTGCTGGAACTGGTACTGCATTCGGTGACAGGAGCGGCTACGAGATGACCTTGTCGGGCATGGAAACAAACCCGATGTTGCTCATCCAAAGCACAACATTCTCCGCCGCTGCGCAACAAATCAGCGGTTCGTAAGTATCTTTGACCTGCGGGCCTCATACCCCGCTTTGGTTTAGTGGACTGGGCCATCTCGAAAGGGGTGGCCCTTTTGTTTTTATCTTTACGCCATGAGAATCTGCATCGTTTACAACGCTCATCCAACAGGGTGTTCCTTTTATCGGTTGGAAATGCCCAATGCCTACCTTGGCGACAACTACACGGAGTTTGACTATGTGTGCGTGGACAACATCGCCAACGTCAACGATGAAGACCTAAAGACGGTCGATATTTGGCTTTTCAATCGTCTTTGGTGTCAAGGTACTCTCGAACAAATTCGTGGCGTGTACAAGGCTCTAACGGCGTTTGGAGCGAAGGTAATCTTGGACTTGGATGACTACTGGGTGCTGGAGAGCGGCCACATCATGTACCGCCACTATTTGTCCACGAAATTGGATGAGCAGATTCGTGAGCATATCCGCTTGGCTGACCATGTGACCACGACCACCGAACACTTGGCCCAAAAGATTCGCCTGCTGAACAAGAACGTGACCATCCTGCCGAATGAGCCGTACGAAGCGTATCAGCAGTATCAGGCCAATCCTGACGAAGAGCCTGAGAAAGATAAGTTCAAGATTGGCTGGTTCGGCGGGGCGCAGCATCAGGAGGATATTGCTCTGGTGGAGCATTCCTTCGGCTTGCTTGCCCATGACAAGTCGCTGGATGGCAAGTACAAGATTTACCTCGGAGGATGGAACGAGAACCCCGTCTATGTGGACTACGAGCGGATGCTATCCTGCAACGGCAAGAATGCGAACTACGGCAGGATCCAAGCCGCTGACATCTACTCCTATGTCGGTGGCTACAACTTCATCAACGCAACGATTGCACCCCTGCGAGATACCAAGTTCAACCGCCTTAAATCGGAGTTGAAGGTAGTCGAGGCAGGATGGATGGGCAAGGCGATAATAGCATCCGAAACCATCCCCTACACCGACATTCTCGTCCACGGACACAACGGCTTGGTCATCCCCTACGGCAAGAAAGACGCTTGGTACAAGGCAGTGCGGAAGTTCATCAATGAACCCGATTACGCTCGCTCGCTGGCCGTGCAGTTGAGCAAGGATGTGCGGGAGCGGTTTGACATCAGCAAGACGGCAGAGCGCAGAGCCGAACTGTACCGAAGTATCGGGCGCAAATTGTGAAATTCGGGCGCAAACTACATTTGGGAATAGGATGATATACCTATCCCCAAACACCACGAACACGATTGTCGTCACTTGGACGCAACGGGCATCTTCGGGCGACCGCTATATCTTGCGGCTGACCAACATCGCCAAGAACGTCAGCACCGACTTCACTCTGCTGAAATCGGCCAACCTTTCTTCATACACCAACCGCTATGACAAATTTTCGCTTGCCGTGGGGTCGCTTGAAACAGGCTCGTATAAGTATGAAGTTTACGATACCAATAGCACGGTTGCAGCAGCCGTTGCGGTGGTTGAAACAGGCTTGGCGTATGTACAGGTAGTTTCGCTGACATTCAACACCTACGCCAATACCATCACCTACCAACCCTATGCGGCGAGTGCCGTCAGGGTATTCGATTCAACCTTTGACCCATCCTTCGCATGAGCGTACAAACTCGCACCCAGTTGCAGGCAAGTGCCGCAACCATCACCAACGAAACCGTCGCAGGGGCGAACACCGCCGCCCGTGTGGGTGGTCTATTCGACGACCTTGCCGATACCGCAACCCTTGACCGAGAGCGTGGCGTTGGAAACCTGTACTTGGACCAAGCAACCAACTGGACACCAACGCAGGGGCAGGCCGTCAAACTGACTGCCGCAATGAAGTTGGGAGTACTCAGCACCTACAACTTTAGCCGTACAACAACCTCCCTCACCTACACAGGCACAACGAGTGCCATGCTTCGAGTATCGGTCAACATGGTGCTATCCCAAGGCAATGGCAATCAGGTGAAAATCTACATCGCTAAGAATAGCACAATCATTGCCCAGTCCATGGCTGACCTTACGCTATCGCACGACAACGGCCATGCGGTCTTCACCGAAACGGTGCTGCAAGGTGCGGTTAATGACGAGTTTACCATCTACATCAACGCCATGAATAGTGCCTCTGCCATCACAATTTCGGCCCTCACCTTTACCGCCCATACGCTATGAGCATAAAGCAATCCTTCACCCAGTGGCTTGGGATAGAACACAAAGTGCCTGTAATGCTCGAAAACAAAGCGGGCAAGTACATCACTTACGGTGCGTTCAACGAGTACCCATACTATCTCCTTGACAATTACCGCAGGAGCAGCAAGCATAACGCCATAGTTAACGGAAAAGTGAACTACATCGTTGGCGGTGGATGGCAGGCAGGCGAGAAGATGACGGTTGAGCAGCAGGCACGTTACGCCAAGTTCTTTGACGGATTGAGCGAACACGATGACCTGAATGACATTACCGAGAAGCTCGTCTTGGACTTGGAGATATTCAACGGTTTTGCTGTCTGCGTGCATTGGAACAAGATGGGAACCATTGCGAAGATGGAACACATCCCCTTCGAGAAAATCAGGGTTGACAAGGAAGAACGGATGTTTCAGGTTGCAGAGTGGTACAACGACGACATGGTGCAACTCTACCCCAAGATTGGCGATGTCGAGAAAATTCCCGCATTTGACCCTGACAACCGCATCGGCAAGCAACTGTTTTATTACAGGGTGTATGCGGCAGGCGTGAAGTCCTATCCCCTCCCCGAATACATGGGCGGCTTGGCTTGGATTGAGGCTGACGTGCAGGTGGCGAACTTCCACAACAACAACCTCCGCAATAACTTTTGGGGCGGGTATCTCATAAACTTCAACAACGGGATTCCGACACCCGAAGAACAGGGCGACATTGAGAGGCAGATTAAGCGCAAGTTCAGCGGCACGGACAATGCTGGCCGCTTCGTTGTAACCTTCAACGATGACGTAAGCAAAGCCCCGACCCTTGAACCGCTGACCCCGTCCGACATGGACAAGCAGTTCGAAATCTTGAACAAAGCCATCCAGCAAGAAATCTTCATCTCGCACCGTGTTGTGAACCCAATGTTGTTCGGAGTTAAGACCGAGGGGCAACTTGGCGGCAGGCAGGAATTGGTGGAGGCTTACGAGTTGTTTAAGGCAACGTATGTGAACGACCGTGTGCGGAAGGTAGAGCGAATGATAAACTACTTGGCGTCGTTCAACGGTGTGGAAGGAATCGAATTGATACCCGTTGAGCCGATTACGGAACGATTATCCGAACAAGCCCTGCTGACCATCATGACCCCCGAAGAATTGCGTGAGAAAGCAGGCCTTCCTCCTTTGGAAAAGCAACCCGCCGATGTGGTTGGACCGAATCCGCAACCTGATGAGCAACCGCAAGCACCAGCGGTGATGAGCAACGACAACATCAAGAAATTGTCGGGCAGGGAATACCAAAACTTGATGCGAATCGTGCGGCACTATGCACAGGAAAAGATTACCTTGGAGATGGCCCGCACCATGTTGTCCGCTGGATTTGGCTTAACCCCCGAAGAAGTGAACACCTTGCTCGGAGTTCAGGAGCAGAAGTTCAGCAACCCTACCGAACCGTGGTGGGGTGAGGAAGATGACGAGAGCGACCTTGGATGGGGCGATGAGGAATACAAGGTACTGGAGGTCGTTGCAAGCAAATTCGGCAGCAATGCGGATGATTATGTTGTCATGA